AACGCCTTTAGCGCGCTATCTGCAAACGTGTATCCAAGCGTGCCTGAGTCACCAATACCGCCAGCCATTGTTGTCGTACCTGACAGTCCATACATGGAAGTTGTGCTTATCGGCAAAGCAAAAACACAGGTCAAAATCAATTTTGCAATTACAGCCATTGTTGCCTCAAACAGCAATGCAGGCTCATTAGACAATCTGGAAAAACTCATAATCGGAATTCTTGCTGCAATGCCAGCAGGATACGTTGTTGGCGTTATTGAAAAGCCGACAGTGTTGGAAGTAGGACAAAGTCCAATGCTGGTGGCTGACATAAACGTTTCGACGTACTACACACAAACAACATAGGGGACAAAATGCCAACGACAATCATAACTGGTCGCGATTTAGTCGTGACCATTGCAACCGTTAACTACGACGCGCAGGCGACCAGCGCAACACTCGCGGTGGACTCAACCGTGGAGACATACCAAACACTAGACGGCAAGGCTTACAAGCACATTGACGACCAGTGGACTTTTGACATTTCAATGCTTGCTGACTGGGGCGCAACAGGCTCACTTTGTGAGGCATTGTGGACAGCATGCGAAACAGCACCAAACACAACATTGGCAGTTTCAATGACAGCTGTAACAGGTGCAGTTTTTGCATTTAACGTAATGCCAGTATTCCCAAGCGTCGGCGGTTCAGCACCAGATGCACAGACCGTTGATCTATCATTTGTAGTGGTTGGAACACCAACCGAAACCTTCAGCTAAAAACTAACAATCGGGAGACACAATGAAGCTACCAATCACAATTGAATACAACGAAGGCACGCAGATCACTTACACAGCTGCGCCGCCTGAGTGGGTCAAATGGGAAAAGCACACAGGCAACACAATTGCACAGGCGCAAGAGAAAATGGGTATCAGTGACCTCATCTTTCTTGCCTACCATGCAATGAAGCGCGAAGCAGCAGGCAAGCCAGTCAAGACACTAGAGGTTTGGACTGAAACTATTGCAGACGTGGTTGTGGGTGAGGCAAACCCAAAAGTTACCCAGTCGGAAGCCTTAGCAGAATAGTTTGGGAAGTAGCTCTGGCAACAGGGTTACACCCAGACGATTTTGTTGAAGCTGAGGACATAATGACGGTTCTTGAGATTTTGGAAAGGAAAGCAAATGGCAAGTGACGCAATTGCGTATGACAAAGCCGAGCTGCGTTCCATAATTAGATCATTTAAGGCAATGGAAGCCGAAGCAATAGATCAAGCCAAAGAAGTATCGTCTGAGCTTGCCGATTTTGTAAAACAGCGCGTTAGTGTTACAGCGGGTCAACGCAACAATCGAGCATCAAAAATTATTGCTGACGGTGCAACCGTTAAGAAATCATCAAAAATAGGTGAGATCAGCTACGGTTTTGCTCGTCAAAAATTAAGCGGTGGCGGCACGACCCAGCAGGTTTGGGCAGGGTATGAGTTTGGCTCAAACCGTTATAAGCAGTTCCCAGTGTGGTCAGGTCGCGAAGGTCGAGGCTCACGCGGCTGGTTTATTTATCCAACGCTAAGATCAGTACAACCTGACATTGTCAGGAAATGGGAAGAAGCCTTCTCCAAGATTATTAGGAAATACGACTAATGGCTGGGTTGAGTCGTACCCTCAAATTATCCATACTTGCTGAAACAAAGGATTTGGTTGACGGCTTAAAAAAAGCCGAAACAAGCACCGAAACATTTGGAGAAAAAGCTACAGAGTTTGGCAAAAAAGCAGCTGTAGCATTTGCCGTTGCTGGTGCTGCCGCATTGGCATTTGCAGGCGACGCAGTCAAAGCTGCTGCACAAGATCAAGCTGCGCAGGAAAAACTAGCTGACACAATCAGAGCCACGACCAGTGCGACAGCAACACAGGTAGCAGGCGTCGAGGATTACATCACCAAAACATCAATTGCAATTGGTGTTACAGACGACCAATTAAGACCCGCATTTAGCAGACTTGTTAGATCAACAAAAGACGTGGACGAAGCACAACGCCTACTAAATTTGGCACTTGATTTAAGCGTTGCCACAGGTAAGCCAGTCGAGGCAATTTCCAACGCGTTGGGTCGTGCCTATGACGGCAACACACTAGCGTTGTCACGTTTAGGTCTGGGACTTGACGCTAATTTGCTTAAATCAAAAGACAATGAAGCCATCATCACGTCATTGGAGACAACCTACGGCAGATTTGCTGAAGGTGCAGCTGAGACGGCAGCGGTTAAGTTTGAGCGCATACGCATTGCCACAGATGAGGCAAAAGAGTCAATCGGTGCTGCGCTATTGCCAATTGTTGAGCGGCTTATGGATTATGTCATTACAACCGTTGTTCCAAACCTTGACTCATTTATCAACGCCTTGACAGGCAAAGGCAGTTTGACAGCAGCAGCCGAGGACGGCACAGCTGGTGCGTATAAGTTTGGCGAGCAGGTCAAAAAAGTCATTACAACCGTTGTGTCACTTAAAGATGAGCTAATTATTGTGGGCGGCGTAATTGCAGGCTTGTTTGTTGCCTCAAAGGTTAGTGCTGGGGTTATGGCAACAATTGCGCTTATCAAAACAATTATTACCGCATACAACGCGCTGAAAGCCTCAGCAATTGTGGCAGGAGTAGCGACAGCATTTGCACTAAATCCATTGCTGGGCGTTGGCGCAGTGGCACTAGCTGCCTCAGTTTTAGCAGGTGCAAACGCGCTAGCAAATAGAGGCAACGTTGACACCAGCGGTTTAGGCGTATCAAGCGGGGCAGTGCCTTTTGCCAGTGGGTTTCAAACACCAGCAGAACAAGCACAATTGGCAGCAAGCAAAGCAGCAGGTTTAGCAGAGGCACAAATCATTGTTGCAGGTCAAGCAAAAGGTTTGACTGCTGCCCAATCATTAGCCGCAGCAGCTGCGACTTCATCATCAAATGTTGTTTCAAGCAACTTTAACGCTGGCACATTTCGCGCGGGCGAAGCGGCAACCAGCGGCACAACAATCAACCTGACCGTCACTGGCGCAATTGATAAAGAAGGCACAGCACGCACAATTGTTGAGACATTAAACAACAGCTACTATCGCGGAACAGGTGGCGCAACCGCATTGGTGGCAATCTAACATGACGCAGTGGGCGCCAGTCTGGAAAGTTTTGCTTAACGGTGTTGAGTACACAAACGCCGTTTTGGCTAACCTGACAATCCGATCAGGTCGGACAAACATTTACGAGCAAGCACAGGCAGGCTATGTTAATTTGCAGCTGCTTGACGTCAATCAAGTGGCAGTACCTGTCAACATCAACAGCACTATTTCGGTGCAGGTTCAAGACACAACAGGAACATACGTCCCAATCTTTGGTGGCAGCGTCGTCGACATTGCTTTAGAGGTGCGAGACATAGGCACGACCATGTTTACGCAGACGTACAGCATCACAGCACTAGGTGCATTGGCTCGTTTGCCAAAAGTCATTTACACCGACGCACTTGCCCGCGATTTTGACGGCGATCAAATTTATGAAATTTTAAGCGGAGTTTTGTATAACACATGGGCGCAGGTTGCACCGTCAGTTACTTGGGCAGGTTACACACCAGCAGGCACGACGTGGGCAACAGCTGAAAACAATGGTTTGGGTGAGATAGATCGACCAGGCAATTATGACCTAGCAGCGCGTGGCAGTGGTCAAGATCCAATTGACGTTTATTCGCTGGTTTCAGCATTGGCAACATCTGGACTTGGTTACATCTACGAGGACGCGCAAGGACGCATAGGGTACGCAGACAGCACACACCGCACGAATTATCTAGCTGCCAACGGATACGTCGATCTTGACGCTAACCATGCTCGCGCAGCTGGTTTGCGCATTGAAACCCGCGTGGGCGATGTTCGAAATGCAATAACAATTAAATACGGCACAACCAGTCAAAACGACGTGTCTGACAGTGACCCAGCGTCAATCGCGCTTTATGGCAACCTTGCACAAATCATCACAACGACACTGCACGACGCAGCTGACGCCAACGCGCAGGCGGCGTTCTATTTGTCATTACGCGCCCAACCCCAGCCAATCTTTAGCGAAATTACCTTTGACTTAACAAACCCAGAAATTGACAACTCAGATCGAAACAACCTCATCAATGTATTTATGGGTGAAGCCATTGCATTGAACAATTTGCCGCTTAACATGAGCAGTGGCACGTTTCAAGGCTTTGTCGAAGGCTGGTCATTTCAAGCCTCATACAACC